ATGGTTGAATATGTCGCACCATTTAGCGACTGTATAGTTAATGTTTCTATACAACTATGTATTCCAGAACGACCATCAATATAAAAATCTCTGGTCGGTGCGGAAGAAAAGAAATCAGAAGAATTAAGTGGTAAAACATTACCAGTTCCATCACTTACCTTAAATGTTCCACTAATTCTTAAACTTTTTCCGTTCATAATCTTCGGCATTCTGGGTATATCAAAAATTATCTGATTTAATCCAGAACGGTCAGAAAATGTTCCATCACCTAAATTTGTTGCGTTTAACTGGATAAATTCTCTCGTAGTTCCATTATAACTCATCTTATATAATTAATATATATTTTTAAATTTTTTAAAATTATATATTTTTCTTCAACAAAATTTTATTTGTTATTATTTATATTTGAACGGATATACCACCTTTTCCTACAATTAATCGTCTTAATCCACCTACATAAGTAATGAATAGTTTATTTTTCTGTGGATTTTGAGGAGAATTTTTGTAATCAACTCTTAACTGGAAACCACCATCTTTAACAAGAGGATAAACACCACCATAACGAGCAAGAGAACGAGCAATAACAAGATTTTCACTCTGGAAATCTAAATTTCTTACTTGCATTTTAGAACTTCCTAATGCTTTCTCTGTTTCAAAAAGTGCTACTTGCTCTACAAGTGGTCCAGTAGTAAGATTAGTTAGTTGTGCTAATGATACACGCTGTGTGGGCTGTTGTTTATTAGCAATAAGGAAATTATAATTCTTAACATTATCAACACAACTTTCTAAATTGTTATTGACTATGGTTTCAGCAAGTCCATTCTCTGTTGGTTTTACAAGAGCAGATGTAGCCCTCATATTCAAAGCAGGAATATTTAACTGGACTACTTGTTCTGATGATGTAATGTTATTACGATAAACATTCCAACTGTAATAATCGTATGACGCACCTTCTTCTGTCTGTGTTCCTTTCATAAGTGCTTCAACATATCCAGATGGTGGCTGTGCTGTTTTTACAACAAGTTCAATATCTTTAACAGTAATAGTAGGTGTAAGAGCACTTCCAGCACTATTTCCCAAAAAATCTGCTAATTCCATAAAAACTTGATTATTTTCAACCGCACCAGCAGTTCCTGCTGGAACATTTCCAACACCACCTTTCAAGGACGCAATAGGAACATTAGCAGGATTAGAAACAACAACACTTACAGAAACAAGACCACCAGCATTTTCATTAGCATTACAAGAAACAGATTGAATAACACCTAAATCAACCTTTACTGGTGCGACACCAGTTGCTGATACATTATTAAATGCGTGAAGATGCTTACCTACAATATAATTATGTGCTCCTACCATCTGCTGTCTAACAAGACGACAACCAGCGTCAAATTCTGCTTGTTTAAGACCTGCTTGAAGAGCACCACCACCAGTATTTTCTGTAATCTGATTATATCCAGCATTTATTTCCGTCTGTAATTCAAGAGTAATTGGCGTTCCAGCACCACCACCACCAGTAGCATCAAGAATACCAAAACGACAACTTTCCACACCATTAGGAACTTTTGCTAAACCATTTTCCGCCATAACACCAGCACAACTCCACGCTCTTAAACATTTTTGAGCGTTTGCTAAATCAACTTCTACACGCAGACCATCCGTAAGCATAGCAGGAAACATTTTAGTATTAGGTTCTCCTAAAATACCACTATACAATCTCATAGCAACTTCAACTTCATTAGATTTAGGAATAGCACCATCATTAGCACCGTTCATAAAATCCGCATTAGTTGGTGCTACATTACCAGTAATATAAGAATTATAAAACATACTATTATTAGCATTTCTTGATGGTAGATTATCATAAGTCGCACCATCATAATCTCTTGATGTATATTCAAGTGCTTCTGTAATACCACGCTTATTTCTAATAGAACGATTTTCTGTGTAATGATGCATAAGTTCTGCGAGTTCATCGTAATTCTGTATGGTTTCAAGTTGTGTATTCTGGTTTGCGTCATAAATACGCACTTGGTCTATGAGTGAATGTGAGCCACATTTATTACTTAAATGAACTACTGCTGGTGAATTATTAACACTAACATTCATTTTTAAATATGTCTGACGAGGGTCAATAAATCCCATAAATGAAGGAATATGAAATCTTACGGTCTGTCCGTCGCTGTAAGATAATTGATTATCAGATGGAACAAAGGTAGATTTTGAAGGAATAGTTTTGTTGTATTGGCTACTAACGAAATCCATTATATATATTCTAACTAAACATTTTTAAAAAAATTCAACTTCTTTAAAAATATTTTTTCAAAAACTTTTGTTAATAAAATCCTTAATAGTTATTAAGGAAAATCTATATAAATTTTTCTTTTGTGATATACCCCTTATAAAAGTGATTTTTACCTACATAATCACCAAAATAAAATAATATAATAAAATCTTCTATTTAGATTATCAAGATAATCTTTTACTTCTTTTTTAATAAAATCTTGATTTATCAAGGAAGAATAATTCATAATTTCTAATATAACTACATATTTTATTTTTTATCAAATTTTTTAACTCGTCCTTTGGTCTTCTTTTCTTTCTGTGCTTCTTTAATTTTCTTTTTTCCAAGTTCCTTGAATGTTGCTGGTGTCTTTTTTGTTATTCTTTTTGTAGGTCTATATACATCTCCTTTCTTTTTATAACCTACTTTACCGTCTTGTGTTCTCCATTTTTCTTTAAACCATCTTCCTAATCCTTTCTTATCATCCTTTTTACCTTTATAAGGCGATTTATTACCATATTTCCTCTTAAATGCTTCTTTATATTTCTTAACAATTAAACCACTTCTATACGCAGAATGTATTTTTATTGAACTGGTTATATCTTTTTTAATCCTATTATATAAGACCATATCTACTGGTGTAGGCATTATATAATACTATTATATTTTTTATTTACAATAACAAATTTTACAATCTTTTAATCCTTGTGCTCTTGCTATACGAGGTAAAATTCCTTTAACTAATTTTCGTTTTTGTCCTCTTTTATCTACAAACCAATAAGAATCAGTTTTTCTATCACACATTATTTTCATTTCTTTTAATGGAGTAATATTATCATTATCCATCAAATATTTTATGCAGTGCTTACATCCACCACAAACTTTAACTGGAACTCTGGGGTCTAATCTACTAAATCCTTTCATCACACTTCTATCGCATTTATGGTAATGAGGTGTTTCATCCCATATTCTTTTTTCCTCTAATCTCCTATGTAATGCTTCTTCATCTGGTTTGACTTTATGTTTAGCACTAAATCCCTCCATAACCGCTTTATCTTCGTCAGTTAATTCATAATCTGGATACATTTTTCTCCAATCAGTCATTTTATATAATAACTAAATATATTAAAAATTTTTAAATGTTTTATTTTTTCTTTGCTTTATATTCGGCGGATAATTGTTTTAAAGTTTTACCACTTCCTTTACTGGCTTTAACATAATCACGCCAAGGATTACTTTTTTTAGTATCTTTACCTTTGGATTTAGATACATTACCCTTTTTACCAGTAAAATCTTCCTCTCCTTTATCAGTTTTAGATTTAGATTTTTTCTTTTGTCCTTTCATCGCTTTTGCTTCATCTGCTTTATCTTTTTTTGTCTGTTTTTTACCCTTAATAATCTTTTTATTTTTAGGTTTTGCTTTTTGCTGTGAAAGCATTTCTGTAATACCTTTTGCTTTCTTTTTCATCTGTTTAGGTGCTGTTGCTGGTGTTTGTGATGTTTTTGCTTTTGATGATTTAACCCTTCCTAATGATTTCATAGCATCTGTTAGTGTATAAGCAAAATCTTTTTTAGTTTTATGTCTTACATTCTTACCTTTAATTGTAAAATTTTTTAACTGTTCTGCTAAATCACTTGCGGTCATACGATAAACTCCTTTACCTCCTATACCACGCTTACCATATTCTACATCTGTCTTAAACATTTTGTTAAATGATGTTAATATCTTTCTTGCTTCTGATACTTTAATATCCATTTTACCAACTCTTACCATTTATTATATAATTATCAGTATATAATAAAAATTAATCAATTAATCTTTTGTGTGCTATTTCATAATGTTTTTTATTTAACTCAATTCCTATAAATTTTCTTCCTAAATTTTTACACGCTAAACCAGTTGAACCACTACCCATACAACAATCTAAACAAGTATCACCTTCATTACTAAAATATTTTAATAAAAATTCTAAAATAAATTGTGGTTTTTCTGTTATATTAGGAATTAATTTTTTATTTCTAACAGCATATTCGCTAATAACATTAGTAGGTAATATTGGTGTATATACCGCAGATTGTGAATGATACATATTATCTTTTCCAATTATTAATGGTGTATTTACTACATTTAATGGTAAGCGTGGTTTATATACTTTATGTTTTGAATTTTTATAATGCTTGATAATAGCATTAGGTTTTATATTATTTTTCTCATTTCTTAATTCACATACTTTATGATATTTTGCATAATTATATACTGGTTGATGTTTATAGAAAATAAATACATATTCTGTTGATTTACCTAACCTTTTTCTACTCAATAATGGTGTGGTTGTTCTTTTTTTATCCCATACTATTTCATATTTAAAATGTTTAGGACAAGAATTTATTAATTCCACACCAAATTTCATATCACCAAACATAAATATAGGTGTATTTTTCTTACTAACTCGCCATAATTCTTTCCATAATATTTTCAAATCTAATGGTTTATCCCATTCTAAATGTTTTTCAAACCTACCATACGGTAAGTCAGTAATAACTATATCAACGCTTTTACTTGATATGGTTTTAAGTTTTTCTAAACAATTTCCTTCAATCAAATTCATTTATATATATATCGGTAAGATTTATTTTTCTTTTAAACTCTTTTTTGCTATGTATGCTAATCTTTTTTTCTCTAAAATTTTTGCTCTATTACTATCATAGTATTTTTTAGATGCTTCCCTTGTTTTCATCTTACCTTTATCTGTTTTCTGATATTTTCTAATATATTTTCTTTTATTTTCTTTATCTTTTTTAATAATTTTTAATAATTCTTCTTTATCCATTTCTTCTAAACTCTTTTTAGATGGTGGTTCTATATCATTCATCTTAAACATTAATTCCTCTCCATCATCAAATGTAATGCTGTCGGCATCGCTTTCGTCATCGGTATAAATCATATCGTTTGAACTCATATTATATACTATGTAAAGATAAAAAAATTATTCAACATAAACGCATATATAGAAAAACTCCTAAACATTCTGTATCCAGCATCTATTTTTTAGAAGGTTTAGTTCCAAAAACTTCTTTATCTTTCGGCATTCTCTTTTTTGGCTTCTTCTTTGTAGCATATTCTGCTATATGTTCGCTCATATCTGTCGTTTCATTACCTATTTCTGTATTACAAGGTGCGTGTAAAGATTTAGGATTATTTTTAAAAACTTTTAAACTTTTTTTGTCTTGTTTTACAAGTTTAAACATTATTAATATATAATTATATTATATAAAAAAATGAGTTTAATATTTTTGAAGAATGACGACAATTCTGTTAAATCAAGTGTTTTAGGTAGTGGTAGTAATATGAAACCTTACAAGTGGCGAAATTATTTCACTTCACCAATTAAATTAGCCCCTAATAGTCAAGTTGCTTTTATTAAAACACAATTCCAGAGCACAGAGGTAGGTGATTTTGAAGATGCTACTGCTTATATGTATGTAGGAATTCCACAGTTAAATCCACCTATACCTTTATATTTATCAGAAAATAATGTAGCAGATATAACACAATATGTAAATAATATTGGATTAGCGTGTAATACTTATGGATGTGATGGTGATTATAACCATATTTTTATGCAACCTAATCAATCTGTATTAGGACAATCTAATTTACAAGATGAATACGAAACTGGTTTTAATTGGGTGCTAAAAGATGATAAAAAAGTATCAATAAGAGCAACACAAAGAGGTATAAATAATATTTATAATCAAGGATATAATAATTGTGGTATGACTGTTAGTGTTAATGGTGGATTATCACCTACACCTAATGGTATTGAAAGTGGAACTGGTGATGATACTACATTATTTAAAGAAAATGGTTTTTTTCATACTGGTTTAGGTGGAACTAATGGTCCATTTGTTTATTCTACACCTACTAATCTCATAGCACATCAATCGGTAGGAGCACCTATTTATTTTTCTAATTCTTCTGCTCGTTATTATAATCCTAATTATGCTTTCGCACAGATGGGCGGACCACTTCAAGCCCCTATACAACTTCCTATTGTAGATGTAAATTCTTTATTCCCTTATAATTTTTCTTCTTCTACTGGTTTTGGTGATGTTTTTTGTGTTGCTGGTTCTGCTACTGGTATTAAGAAAAATGTTTTTATGGATGGAGCACCAGATGCTAATAGAAATAATCCTAATGGAGGAGGAGCACCAGTAGGGCATCCTTCAATTGCTGGTGCTGGTAGTGGTGGTTATTCTAATATATTTGTAGGTAATTTAGCACAGCCAGACGCAGATGTTGTATATCCAGCACCATTATTTCCAGCAAACAGAGTAGGATTTACTGGTATTACACCTTGTTCTTTTGGTGTTAATAGTGTTGATGTTATTGATTTAGAATTTGCTGATAATGTATCACAAAGTAGAGAAAATTTTAGAGATTTGATGGATTTAAATAATGCTGACCCTGCTCTTCAAAACGCATTATTAGGTAAATGTGATTTCACCAGAGCAATTGGTGGTTATGCAAGATATTTATTTGGTGTAGATATTATGGAGGTTGGTGGTGATTTGAAAGCAATATGTAAAATATTAAACCCTAATCCAGTTGGAGGTTCATTTGTAGAGAGTAGATATTTGGATTGTGCTTCATTATCATTAGGTGAATTATCTGCTGGATATAATGATATTGATGGTGTGGCTTTTGCTGGTGGAGCACAAGGTGGTCCGTCAATATTTTCTATTAATATTGCTGGTCCTGCTACTGGTGGAAGAAATGAGGCGTCTATAAATTTCCGTATCCGTTGGACTTCACCCTACACTATGTGTGTTGAATATTGTTTGGATACTACTGCTGGTGGAGGTGGATATAGATTTATTGATGATACACCTTATTTACCTGCTGATGGAACTGGCGACCCTACTTCTGGATGGTGTATGCTTTATGATATGAAAAATGACCCAGATGTAAAAAGTAATTATTTAATACCATCTTATGCTGGTGATATGAGAGTTGTTATGTATCAAACACCAGTAGCAAGAACTGCTTTTGGTATTAATGGTTATTTTGATAATAGATATAGTAATAATGGTGGTTCAAGAGATACTACTAATACTAATTCTAATATCGCTAATTTACCATATTTTTATAAATTACCAGTAGATGGAACAGATGGTTTGGCTTTACCATTAGTTCAAGATTTTACTGGTGGTTATACCACTCCTAAATTAGGAAATGCAAAAGGTGAGGTTGAACCAGAAGAATTTATTGCGACTGGTGCTAATGCTGGTATATCTAAAAAGAAAATTCATTTCTTATTGAATTCTGTTGTAGGTGATGCTACAAGACAGTTTGTAATGGATGAATTAGGAAATCCTATATTTAATATTTATGACCCACCTAATCTTCATTTAGGCAGTCAATTAGGAATTATTAGTTCTACAACACCAGAAAAAGATTTGATTACATTATCTGATGATATTACTGGAATAGGTGTAGATTATGTTCTTTATGGTAAAGATGGAACTACTATTTTGAATAGTGGTAATGATGATTTTACACTACATTTTCAACTTACTAATTTTGGTATTAAATCTCAACAAGGGGTTAAATCAACAGAATATAAATCTATTATGGTAGTTAATAAAATAGAATTAAGTGAAAAAGTATTAAACCCTTATAGTGCTTATAATTACACACATCCTACTCCATTATGGATTGATTTAAATAATTATGGTGAAATAAATATGAATGGTATTGATGTTAAGATTACTGATGATGATAATAATGAGGCAAAACAATTAAAAGGTAAGACCAATTTGGTAATAGCATTTAGAGCAAAACCAAAAAGAGATGAAGGATATGTTCCAGATAATATACCAGTTGTTAATAGAGTTCCTATGAAAAATGCTTTTGGTGAAACAGAAACTATGTATAAATAAATGCGTTTAAATTTGAAAAAAATAAAATATTTATATATTATATAAGGATGAGTAAATCAGCATACTACGGCGACCGAATGTTTAGGAGAAAATTACCTAAAAGTTGGAACAACAAAAAAGCAATTGATGATAGAAAAATGGGAGATAGTAATGAACGCTATGTTAGTGCGTTTTTGAAAAAATGGTTTAATAAAAATACTTTTACCAGAGATACTACTGGATGGAATGCGATAGATTATACTGATGATTTAGGCAAAATAGCAATAGAATTAAAATCAAGAAGAATCAGAAGTAATAAATATGATACGATAATGATAGGTAAAAATAAATATGATAGTATCAAGAAGTATATGAAGAAAGGTTATAAAGGATTTTTTCTTTTTAAATTTACAGATAAATTATGTATTTATGAAATTCCTAATCATCTTCCACAAGATATTACATTTCGTAAAGGAGGAACTAATAAAAGAGGATATGATGAATACAGCGATTGTATGTATATTCCTACAAAATATTTACATTCTTGTAGAGATTATAATAATTATGATGCTTATATACAAAAATAAATAATATAGAAATATAAAAATGTTTAAAAAATATTTTTATACTTTTAGATATTATAATGGAGCAAGATAATAAAAATTTATTTCCAGAAATAAACCCTAATATTGATGAGATAATAGAAAAAGAAAATTGTGTTGATAAAGAGGAAGTTTTAAAAGAAGATATGGATTTTTCAAAACCAAAGACATCACATAGTGAAATATTTATGAAGAAAAAACAAAACATAAAATTAAAAGTAAAAGAACCTACGGACACCAAAGTTGTAGCACCTAAAAAGGACAGATACGCTCATTTAGCAAAAGCAAGACAGAAAGGAATAGAAACCAGAAGACGAAAAGCAGAGGAAAAAAGGAAAGCAAAAGCAGAAGAGAAAGCAAAGAAAGCAGAGGAAAGAGAAGCGAGAAAAAAAGCAACAGCAGAAAGAAATAGAGAAAGTGCAAGAAAGAGATATTATAAACAGAAGGAAGAAAAACAAAATGTAGCAGAAAAAATTGTAGATGATATTAGCAGTAAAGAAGAAGAAGAAAAAATGAGATATATACGAAAGAATAAACAATTACCAAAAGAACCAGTAAAACCAAATGGTATGGATTTTAATACCTTTGCGAAATATATGATGAAATACGAACAAATGAAAGATGCTTACAATAAAACAAAAACTAAATCAAAACCTAAACCTATACCAGTAAAGAAAGAAAAACCAAAAGAAAAACCATATCATCCACCAAATTATCCATTATCTATGTATGCCCCTACAAATAGGTATAAAGAATTTTCTGGATTTTAAAAAAGTGAATTTATGTAGGTAAAAATCGTTTTTATGAGGGGTTATAAGGAAACGAAAATTTTGTTAATAAAACCCTTAATAGTTATTAAGGAAAATCTATACTAAATATTTTTAAAAATTATTTTTTGAACTTTTATTATTTTATATAATATTTATATAAAGTAAATGTCTGATAAAAAACAATATAATACAAGGAGTAAAAATGAAAAAGTATCTGGTGATTTATCTATTCAACCAGTAAGACCTATGGAAATAAAAGATAAACAAACATATCATCCAAATCTACCATCCATAAATAGAAATAGAGGAAGTTTAATATTACTTTTGGGAAGTCAAAACAGCGGAAAGACGACCATAATCAATAACCTTTTATTATCAAAAAATTTTTGGGGTGGTAAGGATAGTGCCTTTGATAGAACTGTGATTTTTTCACCATCCGCAGAATTAGATGATAGTTGCCGATTTTTAAGAGAGCATTTTGAGTGTTATACAGAATACAAAGATGAATATTTAGAAGATATTAAAGATATGCAAAAACAATATCCAAAAGAAAAAATGCCGAAATTAATGATTGTAGCAGACGATAGTAGCGGTCTTTTATCAAGAAAATTTTTTCATTTTCTAACTCGTTTTCGTCATTATAACGCAAATGTTATACTTTCAATCCAGAATTTTAAATCTCTTATGCCTATTGCTCGTAGTAATGCTAATGCTGTTATTTTGATGAATGGTATTGTAAATGAAAAGGAATTAGAGAAAATAAATGATGAATATGGAAGTCAATTCAAAAATACCTTACTATATATGTATTCAAAATATGCTAATAAACCTTATTCATTCCTCTACTTAAAACTCCGTAAAAATCCACCAGAAGCATATCAGAATTTTACTACACCTATAAACTGGAAGTCGCTTATAAAAGTATCTAAAAACTATAAAGTTAGTGATGTTATAGACGATGATGATGATATAGAAGATTAAAAAAAGTTTTTATAATTAATTATAATATCTATTAATTATATAATAAAATGAGTAATACTCAATTAATATATGTTAGTAAAGAAACTGCCGAAATCGCAAATGATAATGAAGGTTCATTTACCAATCAAGTAGATAATGGTATAGTTGTTAAGGTTGGTGATGAAATAAGCGTAGAAGCCATAGCCATTAATAGTGTTGGTGTAGGAGCAGAAATTATAGAAATACCAAAAAGTATTAAAAATTATAACTATAAAACTAATGCTATGTGTTTAAATTGTGCTATGTATATACATCATAATAGAGCACCTTTTACAGTAATGATGCCTCTTGCTGGAATGAATACAATTAATACTACGGCTACTGATGCTACTTATGGATATATGGAAAATGGAGGAACATTTCCACCTGCTGTTCCTTTTACTGGTATTAAACAAAAATATACTGGAAGTGTTGCTAAATTAATAGGTCATAGATTTTATTTAGGTGCTTATATTTTTAATAACGGTCAGAACCCTATAAAACCAACAGCCAACCCTACTGGTGGTGCTAATGCGAAAGATGCTGTGCCGTCTATTGGTGTTTTTGAGTTTATGAGAAGTGATATGATTTTTGAAGTTGCTACTGGATATGATAATCCTGCAAATATTGCTAATAAAATTACGCAAGATTTTCACGCAGGTAATATTACACCACAATTCGTAAATTTAAATAATAATGGTGGTGCTTTTGTTCCTTACGCACAGCCAAATATTGGTGGTGGTAATAGTGAAGATTTAGGTGTATGGACGGAAGATACTTGTTGTATGACTGCTCTTGCTAATCCACCTGCTGGTGGTAATGCTAATGATTATTCACCATATCAATCTACACTTGGTTATTCAAATCCTTTTTATGCTTATTATGGTAGTAGATTATTATGTGATAGTGTTGGATTAGGTGGTAGTGGTGTAAAAAATAATGGATGGCTTACTGTTAATAAAACTGGTGCTGGTAGTGCTTTTTCAAATTGTATATATTCATTAGATGAATTAGATAATACTGGTGGTAATACTGTTGTAGCAAATAATGCTATATTAACATTAAATATTCCTTACACTTTTGCTAATGTAAAATTAGTAAGAGATTTTATACATTCACAAAAACAGTTTGAAATAAGTGCGACAAGTAGCACAGCAGGATTGAATACGAGAGCAGATATTAGAGAAGAAGTATATTCTAATATTAATTGGGGTAGAACAGATGATAGTGTAGCGGATAGGTCAGCAGAAAAAGCGTTAGTGTGTCCTCTTTTAACAGCAGGACAAGAGCAAATAGCCAGTTCAATAGAAATAGTTTCATTATATGACCCTAAAAGATGGGGTAAATTTTTTATACAGACCGCAAGAGCAGGTGAATTTAAAGTATTATATGATTATGAAGTAGTAAGTGATAAGGGATTTTCAAGAAATCCACAACAATTATCGCAATTTTTAGATTGTATGATATTACCTATTGATACTGGAACTTATCTTGGTGCAAAAGAAATTAATATTGGTATTGTTATGAATGCTTTTAATAAAACTGGAAAATTATTTAAGGCGTGTGATTATTGTTTTGTTGATATGGGATTTATGAATATATTAAATCCTTGCTTAATGGTATGTGCTGATAAACTTAACAAAGATAGTCCTTCACCACCTACTAATGTGGGAGATTATATAAATTCTATACAAATTGGAGCACCTAATATGAATGTTTTGTTTGACGAAACCAGAGGAAGGTTTGCTTTACAGAATATGTGCTGGGGTAATATGGCTCAAAATCCTACAAGTGGAACTACTACTAATCCACAAGCAGGAGAAAATAATGTAGCCGTTAATTTTGATTTTGGAACTCAATATGAGTATAGTGGTGGTGGTGTTGCTGTTGGATATAAATACGGACAGAGTGGTTTGGGTATATTAGATATATCTGTTTTAGATGATGATTACAATAAAATTTTAATTGATTATAACGATGAATCAGATATAAAAGAAAAATATAATAATTCCTTATTATCAAGGTTAGGATTTACATATAATCAATTAACTAATAGAAATGGAAGACCAGACGCATTATTCGTTCAAAGAACTTATGAAAGTAATAAACCAGTAAGGGGTATTAGTATGTTTCCATATCCATTAACTAATAATTTAAGGTTTGATACAAGTATAGATGAAGGATTATCTAATAATGGAAGTGGTGGATTACCTATGTTTGATTTAGCACCATCTGCTGGTTTTGCGTGTAATGTTTCAACAGAATCAGATAGTATATATGCTTTACAATTACCTAAAAAATTAGAAAATCCATTTTGGTTAATTAAAAGCGACATCATAGAAGGTGTGGAATTTAATAGTGAAAAAAGTGGTGGTGGTAAGCAGAATGTTCTTGCTGTATGTAATAGAGCATACCTTGCTGGTGATTTTGCTTTTTCATTCCAGACCAGTTATGCTTTTAAAGCAACAAAAGAATTCGTAATTACTGGTATTAAAACACAGATTTTAAACCCAGACCTTACCCCTGCTGATATAAATAATGCTACAACTATCGTCTATAAAGTTGTTAGTCCAATACCGTTCTTTACAGCACAAGCAGAGGCGGAAGAGAAAAAAGCGTTAAAAAAATAATATAATATCTGATATAATATTATATTATGAAGACAGCAGTTCAATCTGTGATTTTGCCTAAAAGTAAATATACTGAAAAACAAGCGAATAATTGGATAAATAAAAATGGTTTTAGGGATTATGGTAAGAGAATTAAAAATTATAAAACAACTAATTTTTATAGATTTAGACAATTACCGCCATCATATTTTAAAGATTATAGAATTAGAAACCTTGCTGGTGGTGTAAAATTAGTCATCGGTATTTACAAGTGATGGTTTGATTACAATACATTTTTTAGTTTGTTTTCTATCACCACAGAAGAGGACATCAGCATACCTATCACCAAAATCTCTAAAATTTAACCAGCAAGACCTATGAACTGGTCTTGTGATATTATCATTCCATTTAGCAAACTTTTTTATAGATTTTTTACATAATACACATTTGCGTATCGTCGTTGGGGTTTTTATATCTTCCATATATATAGATGCAAGATAAGAAAAAAAGTTTAACAGAATATGAGAAAAAAGAAAAGAGAAGAAAATATATGAGGGAATATTACCTCAAAAGGAAATACCAGATGAGAAATGGTTGCTTCACAAGAGATGCGAAAAAGAAACCAGTTCAAAATTTTTTTAAGATTACAAGAGGTGAATTTATTGTAAAATTTGATTGATGGATGTTTTTATTTAGGAATAATGGAAAAAGTGCGTTTGATTTAGGAAAATAAAATAATTATAGATATTATAATGGAAAAAGTTATGAACGCCAAAGCCCTCAAAGCCCTCTCTGTTGTATGTCTTCATACGACGATGCCCCTTGTAGAACAACAAGCACAGGAAATCAAGAAACTAAAACAACAGTTGAAAGATTTAAGAAAAGCCAGAACTAAATGGATGAATATA